CATCTTTTTCAACATTTTTTTCAAATGTTTCTTTTGCATGTGCAGACATTTTAGGATTGCCGTCTTGCATATCTTTGATAGGATATATTCTATCAGCATCTTTTATTTCTGGAGTCATTGTTATTTTTTCACGATCCTTATCATGATTGGCTACAAACGGATAAATTTTTGCATCTGGATTAGGGAATTTATCATCTTTTCTATCTCCTGGTAATATTTCTCCAGTTGCTTCCCATTGGCAATCGTTTGTTCCTTCGCCGGTATAATCTTTTAAATCTTTTCTTGGTTGATACTTGTCATTTTTTGGTGGCTTATGCTTGCTCATAATGTTTCCTGTATAATTTTATATAAATATCATCTAGAATACTTTAATGTTCCTAATATTTGATTGATAGGCGCAAATGCTCCTGTTAGCTTGTATGTGTTTCCGCCATATGTAAATACAATACCTTCAATTGGTACTATTTTTTCAAATCCTCCTAGACGTTTTATTCGATCTAATTGTCTTTTTAATAATGCCATTTTTGATATATCTTGTGTTGATCTAAGATCACGAATTACTTGTGCTATATCTTTTCTAATTTCCTGTACCGCTTTTGCTGGATTTGCTGCTAAAAAATTGGATACATTTTTCATTATTTCTGCACCTAATTTTAAAAATACAGATTCAAATGGTTGAATATTTTCTTTTTGATATTTTTTAAAATCTTTTTTATCAAAAGCTCGCATCCATTCTACAAATTCTTCGTTATCTACCATTTTAGCTAGCTGATCAATTCTTGGAGTTTTAATATTAAATGACCATCTGTTCATTAATGTGTCTAACATATCTTCTGAAATATCATAATTTAAATTTTCTGCTTTTTGTCGTATTACATCTTTCCACCAAGCTTTATGATATTCTGCTACAGTATCTTGATCGTTCAAATTATATTTATCACGTAATTCATCTAATTCTTTAAATAATGCATCTTGATAATCTTGAAAATTTTCAATTTTTCCAATCTTAATTTTTTGTGGTGGTATTAAATTAAATGTATTTTGTAAATCTGCATTTGCGTCGGTTATAGCTCGTTGCACAATATTTCCGCCTGTTAGATCTGTTTCGACTACATTTCCATTTTCATCATATTCAACTAAATTATGAAATTGAAGATATGCTGCGTCATATGCTATAACATTTTTTGTAGCTGGATATATAATTTCCATATTTGCAAATACTTTTCCATTTTGAAATATACTATTTAATTTATCTTCACCAACTTTTGAAAATGCAGCTGCTAAATCAGTACCAGCTTCTCCAAATGAATCAGATAATGCACCTCTTCCAGCAAACTTTGCTTGTAACTCAGATACTGATAATGGATTTACACGTTCTCCTTTATTTCTTGCAAATCGAACTTCTCCATCTTTAACGGTCATGAATATGTTTTGACCATCTGTTTTTTCTGTAACAGCATCTTCTATGTCTAATCTTCCTTGCAACCCACGAGCTATCATTTCTTTGAAATCAGCAAATGTTAATGATTGTGATTTATTTTTATCAAATGGATGTGCCATATGACCTGCTAATCCGCCTTCTGTTAAATATGGAACTCCAATAACTGTTTTTGGAAATTTTTTGAAGTCATAAACAAATCCTTTATCATCTTCACGATCCAATGACTTTCTTAATTTTTTTATTTTTTTGTCATGAGCAACAGCTCCTTTCGGAGTCATGTATCCTCCAGCCATTTGTTCTTCTATTTCACGAGCATCATTTTCTAGTTCTTGCAAAAACCATTCTTTTACACCCATAACATCTCCATATGTAGGAGCTCCACCTAACATTTGCCAAATATTTTTTATAATAGATTCATCATAATTTGGATAACTAGCTTTGAATTTGCTATATGCATCTGCATTTAATGATGCTCTTACTTCAGAAGCAGATATTGGTTTACCATCTGGGTATTTTAAAGGATCAACAGAAACTGTTAATTCAATAGCATCAACCCCCGAAGGTATTTTTCTTCCATTTCGATCACCAACTGTTTTATATTTATCTATGTTTGGTATAAATGATTTAACACGAACATAATCATTGTCTTTTTCAGATGCTGCAAATGCAAATTGTCCTTGTGTATCTTCTGGCAAATCAAAAAGATATTCATATGCTGCCATTATAGGTGAATTAAATTTTGTAGGTTGTATTTCAATGTTATTGTTTCTATTTAACAAATTAAACATTTTGATACTTTTTTCTTGAGTTATACCGTCTCTTTCTTTTGGCCCGATCAACATGATAACTTTGTTAACTTGTGAGTTTTGTGCATATCTCTGTGCAAGTGCCATATGTGCACCAGTAATTGGCTTAAAGCCTCCTGGAAATAATACTGTTACATTTTTCATTTTATATAAATATATTCATTTAATTATTTAACTGATTACTCCTGGGAATTCTCCAGTTGCATTTCCAATTGCTGCACTTCCTAATTGACGCGTTGCTATAATTGAATATCCTTTTAATGTCACACTGTTATTAACATTTGCTGTTGCTGTATTAAACGGATTAACTAACAATTGTACAGATATTCGTATAAATCTAGCTTGATTAGATTCTGCAATTGATAATGATAAACTTTCATCTCCAAATGCTAAAAATGAATTAAATCCTGCAGACCCTCTGGTAATACTTTTTGTCATATTTCCTATAGTTGTACCAAAACTGTCATATTGAGAAGGTATGCTTCCGCCAGTATATGATCCGGAGTTTGCAGTTGTTTCAACAAGAAATTTAAC